ACTTTATTAACCGCAGGGTTATCTGGGAGCAAGCCTTCTGTCCCTGTTCCGAAGTTAAGTCCAAGGAATCAGGCAATTAAGAAGTGGAGTCCAGCAACAAAGGCATACAGGAAATTTTTAAGCAACCCTCAAATTAAAAAGAGTTTATCTCATATGAGTTTGGGCGGTAAAGTAATCAAACCTGCTTTTACTATTGCAAGGGGAGCATTTAATGCATCTATAACAAAAAAAGCTTCACCACCTGTACCTGTTGGTATGGTTCGTTTTGGTGTTCGTTCTGGAGATATAAGAAATGTGGCTATGGGTGCTGGTTCTCAATCTTCAAATCAAATGTCTGCTGAAAGAGATGTAATTAAAACAGCACGTACAGCATTAGCTGGTGAGCTTAGAAGTGCTAGGTCTACAGCAGAACCTAAAAAAGTTACTAAAAGGGGTATATTTGAGGGCATAAAGAATAGATTAAGAAATATTAAGGTTCGTGGAGGAGGTGGGAAAATGCCATCATCTGGAATGGAAACAGCTAAAGATCCTACTGGAATGAGTTTACTACGGAAATACACATTATGATCACAGACAAGCAACAGAAGTTCATTGAGTATTATTGTGAGACAGGAGAACAGTTAGAATCTGCAAGAAGGGCAGGTTATAAGGACACTCCTGCACTTTATCATCAGGCGTATAAGTTGAAAAGGGAGTTAGCACCTGAGATTGCCAAGCGTATGGCAGAAAGATTCGCTGACAAGGCTCCTACGGCTTTAAATACAATCAATGAATTGATGTTGAATAGTGATTCAGATGCAATTCGTTTACAGGCGGCAAAAGATATGATGGATCGTGCTGGCTATAAACCCAAAGATAAGGTATCAATAGAAGAAGACAAGAAGTCTGTCAAAGAATTGGAAGCAGAACTTATCTTACTTGTTGGTAGGGAAAGGGCTAATATTCTATTACAGAAAGAGGGAAAGGAGGAAACACCTCAATCCGAGGGAATATTGCCCAATCCCGAAGTAGAAACACCTAGTCATGTGAATTAAATGGATAATGAATCTTTTTTTAGTCAGGTTAAGAAGAAATTAGTCAAATTCAGCAAAGGCTATTACAATTATAAAAAGCCATCTCCAAAAGCTTCTCATGTATCAGAAACATTCCCTAAAGACAGAAGCCTTAAAAATATGTTTTTGAACACGAAGTACAATTACAAAAACATGGGTAATCTTAAAAAAGATTAAATGTCCAAATGGTGGGAAGAATCCCTTCTAAAGCACCAGAAAAGCGTAGCCAATGTACTGGTAAAGAAGTATCGCTACCAAAAATGGGACATTGCCTTTAGAAAAGCAGGCTGGATTCTCCAAGAACTGGAAAAAGCCGGAAAATCCTTCTCAGGATCAGTAGCTCTCCAAGATAATACACGTATTACTGACCGATTGTACGCAATGGGTAATAGAGCTTTGCGTGAAATCAATAAAACAGTAAAGGATAAGACTTTAAAGCAGGATGCACAGGTTATGATGGAAGTCTGGCAGGAGCTTTATAAGAAAAGTCCTACTGATGTGAAGTTAAACCAGCGATTAAGAGCCTTAGATGCTGATATCCACAATAATCTTCCGAATCGAAAGCTTGGTAAAGGTGAATTCAAGTACAGGAAGAATATTGATATGCCGATAGGTGATGATAGGATTGGTTTTGATACTGAATTGTCACAGGAACAACTTGAACGTGTTGATGAAGGATATAAGAAGGTTGATCGCCCAAGTTCTGATAAATTCAAAGTTGTTAAGCCTGAAGAGGCTGGACCTTCTACTAAAGTTAAATCTAGGCAGGGAGATCTTCTTAGACGAGGCGAAGAAACCGCAGTTGACATAGCATGGGAGTATTCAGATGCAGATATTGAAGATACCAGTGCAAAACCCATTACAGAACCACCTCAAGAATCAAAAACGGCAAAAGTCCTTAAAAAAGTCGGAAAAGTCGTCAAACCTGTCGCTAAAGTTCTCGGACCTCTTGCAATTGGCCTTACAGTCGCAGATATAGCAGAAGCCCATGAACGTGTAGTGGAACGAAACGAAACAGGTGGTCGTAGTAGAGATTATCAGAAATCCTATGAAGAATTCCGATCACGTAACCCCAAAACTCCATATGACCATATTAAAGGACTCATGATGGAGGCATTTCAGTGAGCCTAGAGAAAACAGTAGAGATTCTAGGTAAAATCGAAGATCAGAAGTCACATAACCAACTCTTCTACTTTGAACCGTATCCTTATCAGAAACAGTTCCATGAAGCCAAAGATATGCAAGGTAATCCTGCACAGCAAAGGCTTCTCATGGCCGCAAATAAGGTAGGTAAAACAATTGCTGGAGCCTACGAAACAACTATCCATTTAACAGGGGAATATCCTGATTGGTGGAACGGACACCGTTTTGAAAGACCTGTTAAAGTATGGTGTGCTGGTATGACTACTTCCAATACTAGAGACATCGTACAGGCAGAACTGTTAGGAGAACCTGGAGATATAGAGGATTGGGGTAAAGGTATGATTCCTAAAGACCGAATCCTGACTACAGAAAGAATGCCTGGAATTCCAAATGCTATTAGTTCTGTTACAATTAAACATATTACAGGACGTAATTCTAAACTCTGGTTCAAATCCTATGAACAGGGTAAAGAACAATGGATGGGTAAGGCAATCGATTTGGTCTGGCTTGACGAGGAACCTCCACAAGATATATATTCACAGGGACTACGTGCCACCCTGAAGACCAGAGGTTTGATTTTCATGACCTTTACTCCAGAGAAAGGCATGACCAACGTAGTTGCCCAATTCATGAATGACCTTAAACGTGGTCAACAGCTTTATCACGCAACTTGGGATGATGCACCTCACCTTGACGAACAAGCCAAAGAAGAAATACTTTCAGCCCTTCCTCCGCATGAAAGACAAATGCGATCAAAGGGGATTCCTGTTCTTGGTTCTGGATTGGTTTTCCCTGTTGATGAACAAAGTCTTAAAGTCCCTGCATTTCAGCTTTCAAGATACTGGCCTAAAGTATGCGCCCTTGACTTCGGATGGGATCATCCATTTGCTTGTGTCTGGGTGGCATGGGATAGAGACTCGGATACAGTATATATATATGACACTTATTCAGTTCGTTCAGAAACTCCAGTTACACATGCTCATGCTATTAAAAGTAGAGGGGATAAAATCCCATGTGTCTGGCCTCATGATGGGATGCAACATGATAAAGGATCTGGTGAACCGCTTTCTAAGCTTTATAGAAGGCTTGGGGTTAATATGCTTGGGAGTCATTTTAATAATCCCGATGGTGGTAATAACGTTGAGCCTGGCATTATGGATATGCTTACGAGAATGCAGTCGGGCAGGCTTAAAGTATTTGACCACTTGGGGGATTGGTTCTCAGAACTTAGAATGTACCACAGAAAAGATGGAAAAATCGTAAAAGAAAGAGATGATATTATGTCTGCAACACGGTATGCAGTTATGAGTTTACGCTACGCCTCTATAGGCAAAGAAAAGAAAAGAGTTGACCATGCTCTGGGTTCTCAGGATCATGAGTACAATTTCTATAGTCATAAAAGCAATAGAAATGAAGCATTTAAACCAATATCAGCAATAAGGTAATTATGGGCGAAATAGCACAAGGTGTTCAAAAAGTCCTTCAACCTGTAGGTAAAGCAATGGGGCAAGTTCAAAATCAGGCTTTGGGAGCATTAGGCCAAACTCCAGGTGGACAATTACTTGGACAGGCAAATGAATCTTTAGGTGATCCAATGTCTCAAATGGGTAATCCAGAGATGATGGGTGGCGCATTCGGTGATCCTATGATGGGAGGTTCTTTACTTACATCAGGAGGTAAAGGAATGAAGAATAGATCAACTAAAATGCGGAGGTATGCATGAAAGAACAAATACAAATACTAGAAGATCTCAGACCTTGGGATTGTGAGATATTTCCTGAATCCAAAACGATCTGTTATGGGGGTGGAGGTGGACCAAAAATCAATTTAACACCTCCTTCTTTACCTAAGCCGCCTGTAATAAAAGCTCCTACTTTTAATGTCCCTGAAGTTAATATGCCACATGTCAGTGTTCCTGACATAACAGGAATGAATCTCACTCCATCTCAGGGCAATCTAGATGCTCTATCATCATTTGGAGAAAATGTAACAGGTGCTTTAGAGAAGAATATAGGTCAGGATTCTGCACTAGG